GTGCGGGCGGGTGTAAAACGATTCAGGTTTCAGCATGGACAGGACTTTAGCGACGTTATCACTGCCGTCATCCAGCATCAGGCCGCCAAGAACGCTCTGCTCTGCGTCGAGGTTGTGTGGTGGTGTTTTGTAATCAACGGTCATCCTTGGCCCCCTCTCGGACTTGAAGATAAGTTTCATCGTTCAGGAAATACTCCAACCCTTTTTTCTGCCACGTCTTTCCGGAGCGAGTATCAGGGCGGTCTTCCAGCATCCAGCGACAATTGGTGGAAATGTAAGTCAGGTAGGCTTTCCAGCTTTCCAGCGTGAATGGCTGGCTGTCCAGTTGGCGAGTTATCTTGCTGGCTTTCACCCAGAAGGTTTTGATCAGGTTGCGTCGCTTGTCACTGAGTGCTCTTATGCCTTTGGCTTCTGGCAGAATGTCGTGATAAGCATTGACCACATCTTCACAACTGAATGACGGTTTTTTCTTTTCCGGTTTATCGGCTGAAGAGGGACTCTCTATTACGTTAGTAATAGAGTTATTAGTTATTTCATTGTTTGTGGCACTTTGTTGGTAATCTGTTGGCACAACCTCCGCTCCAGCGCTTGGTACAAGCGGATTTGCGTTGGCACTTTGTTGGTAATCTGTTGGCACAATATTTGGCTGATATTCGTCGTATTTTGTGACGTAAATTAGTGAGAATTTCTTGGTGGTTGACTTGGTGATCATCCCAAGTTTTTCAAACTTACCGATGAGATATTTAATGCGGTTACCGGTAATACCGGTTGCCAGTTCCAGCTTATTTCTGCCAGTCATAAACTCTCCACGACGAACCATGACATCACCCAGCTCAGTATTAACTATTGCCGGTGCGTGATTAGCGGTAAGTATGAAATGTATCCACAGGTGAACTGCCTCAGAATCCGTCCTGTAGAAGGGCAGTTCCATTATTTTTCTATGCATCAAGGCAAACCCCTTACCGGTTGCCTCCGGCCTTGCTGTGTCTGGTTGACGAAACGCTAAGACGTTACTCATTGGCCTTCCCTCTTCTCGCTTCTATGCCGCGGAATATCTCTGCAAACTTGCGGCCAAAAACGTGGTTGTCATTGCAGACCATGAGAAGCTCATCAGGCTTTGCCGCCCGTTGATATTGATTAGCGCCTGACGTATTGCTATTTGGTTTTTTCTTTCGCATAATTACCCCTGTTGTTTTGTCCAGTTAAAACGACATTGTTATCTGCTCTGCTGAATCCCTGGTTGTCGCCGGGGATTTTTGTTTTGCGAGCAACAAAGCCACCGACTTAGCCAGCCTTGCCATCTCGTCATCGACTACTCCCCATTCCAATACAGCCAGAAGCATTGATATCTTCGGAATGAAGCTTTCTTTCCAGCGTGATATCTGTGACTTATCCACGCCTACAGCGTCAGCAATGTCAGTGACGCCTCGTAATGCAATCTTGTTCAGTAGTTGGCTCTCAATGATTCGAGCCTTGTTGCGTGTGGTTGCACGTTCCATTGCGTACTCTTCCCTTGTGATTTAGATGTTGTTACGTGACAAAGCTGTGAGCTTGTCACTTTGGTAGTGGTGCCCTCGAGTCAGGGCGGTCAGTGGTGTTAAAGAGCGGTAGTGCTTAAGCTGCTTTAGTTGTTGGGTTTCCGTACAACAACCAAGATGGTTCACATTGAAGTGCGCTTGCGATTTCAAACAAGAAGCGAGGTCGTTTGGTTGCACCCGACTCAATTTGCTGAATTGATTGCTGCTTGATTCCGGCCTTTTCCGCCAGTTCAGCCTGCGTAAGATTCAGCTCTGAGCGCTTTTGCTTGAGGCGTTCCGATATAGTTTCCATATTGCCTCCTTGACAAAGTTTCTTGTATTTTACAGACAAGAAACCTTGTTTGTCAATTACAGCTTTTCTTGTGACTATTGGGAGGAAATTTATGAGGTGATTTATGGGTATTGCAGAAAGAGTTAAGGCTAGGCGCGATGAATTAGGTATGACGCAAAGTGAGTTGGCGCTTAAGGCAGGGACAACTCAGCAGTCTATTGTTAATTTAGAAAATGGCACAACAAAGCGCCCCAGAAATCTTCTGGAAATATCTAAGGCTTTAAATACTGATCCTGACTACTTAATGTTTGGCAAAGGTGTCGGCAATGTTTCATTTGCTGGCGTTCACACCCCTGGTGTGCGGTATCCAGTGATAAGTAAGGTACAAGCTGGTGCTTGGGCTGAGGCCATTGAAGTTTACACGATCAGAGATATTGAATTGTGGCTGGAGTCTGATGCACACGTTCAAGGCGAAGCATTTTGGCTTGAGGTCGATGGGGATTCAATGACTGCTCCAGTTGGGTTAAGCGTGCCAGAAGGAACGTTTGTTTTGTTTGATACTGGGCGCGAACCAGTTAACGGCAACCTTGTCATTGCTAAGTTAACAGATTCTAACGAAGTTACTTTTAAGAAGCTGGTTATTGATGGCGGGTTACGCTACCTGAAAGGGTTAAACCCAGCATGGCCTCTTGTGCCAATCAATGGGAATTGCAAAATCATTGGCGTTGCCGTCGAAACAAAGTTGCGATTGGTCTAATACCCTAACCCACTGCTAGCCCGTAGAGGGGTGGGATGTGTTTTGTTTTAATTAAATGGACTGTAAAATGTCAAAACCTGAAGACATACAAAATAAAAATCTCGCAAGGAAGATTTCATTAGCGCAATTATCTGAATTTTTGCAGCAGTTCAGCACTAAAAATAACGTGGTGTTCTGCCCTGTTTGCAAGAAGTCAGACTGGATATTGCCTGTGTGGGATAAAGACAAAACGAAACCGGTAATAATTACACAGCCATTACCTGATAGCGATGGGGTTGGAATGTGGCTTTTCCCTGTAATTTGTGAACACTGCACATACACCATGCATTTCAGCACGCCGCACATCGTTAAAAAATTACAGGCTGAAGGTAAATTATGAGAATCGGGTGCGCTGACGATGGATTTTTCTACGGGATAGAACCACCTCCGCAAAGAAATCCCAAAAGGAAAGATGATAAGCGTGCTAGAATTGAAAATCATGACGGCAATAAAATTTATGTTGCTGAAACAATTTCTATTGAAATCGAAGTGGAGGAGGTAGATATGAAAATTCAACCAAATGCCCCTCTTTCTTTTAGTGGGGCCCTTAAATTAGCTGGTGCCACACTACTAATTACAGGTACCGCCATGTGGTATGCATATGATCAAGTGCAAGGGCAGATATCTGAAGTTAGGTCAGAAGTATCATCTTTAAGGTCTGATAATCGAGAAGACTTTAACAGGATCAATGATCGGATGGACTCTATAGCCAATAAGCTTGATGCTAAAATAGACGCTATTGGAGATAAGACTGACAATAAGCTCGATAAACTAACCGACATTCTAAATGATATTCGGCGCGACCAGCCAAAAGAACAAAAGAATTAGCCCCACTAACCCGGCCCCGCTGCCGGGTTTTTTGTGCCTGTAATCTGACAATCTCACCACCCTACCCGCTTTAAACACTACTCACCTCACACTTTTCACGCCTGATAGCCAGGTGCGAAGGGTCACGTCTGAATTATTTTCAAATTAAATTCACTTTAAAATCAAAGAAATATTGTAATCACAACAAAATAAACAATATATCTTGTTTACAGGCATACAAGGTTTCTTGTATTCTCTTTCCATCGAAACGAAACATCGATGCGGCATACGGAACTACACGCCGCGCCAGTCAGGACGACAGGCTGCTTATTTAACAATTAGATTGCCCTGATACGAGGGCACCAAAGAGAAGTTGGCTTTGGGAACAAGTGTTGTGCGGGCTGACGCACGTTAACTATCTGTCCTCGCATTGACGGGGATGCTCATCTAGCAAGTAGGTGGATGGATAAGTTTGATCACTTACTTAAGCAATCACTATCAGCGATTGCCACTTGTTCACCAAAGCCAATCACCGGAGGTAATCATGAATTCGAGAGAGCGACGCACAGCTCGTTACAGAGCTAAATGTGCAGCAGAGGGTCGGTTAGAAAAGAACATCGCTACAGCCCTCACAGGATGC